TACACGTACTCAGCCTCGCCGACGCGCTGAAGCACGTTGGCCGTCATCTGGATGCCCAGCGTCGTGCCGCCGTCCCAAGCCACAGTGCCAATCGCAGTGGGCACCTGCTCGGGCGTGGTGTCGAAAATCGTCCACGGCAGGTTGTCTTGTTGCAGTGCAGCAAAACTGCCCAGTTCCGGCTGGCGCTGGGTCTGCACCTCTTGGCGCAGCGTAATCAGTTGCTGCTGGAGTTCCTCGACAGCCTTGGGCGGCAGCGTTTGAAGTTCTTGCCGCACCACATCGAGCGCGGCCTGCAACTCAGAAGTCCCAGGCGCAGGCTGCGTCTTCTCAGCCTCGATGTCGATGATGATGTCGGTCAAGTCCTCCTGCTGGGGCACGGGCGGCCCGACCTGCAAGTCTGTCAGCGAGGTAGTGTTCTGGCCGCTGCCGGTCAGTTGGAACAGGTTGAGAAAGAACCGATACCACTCACGCGAGATCAGCCCGGTGCGCTGGTCGATCAGCGGCACCCGTGGGGGCGTGATGTTGGTGAGATCGACAGCCGCCATGCTCAGGCATTCGTCGGGCTGATGAGCAGTTCAGCGCCCATGATGGCCGTCTTGACTGGGTCGGTCATAGACAACTCGTACACGCGGTCGCGCAGCTTCAAGGTCATACCCAGACGCCGGAAGAACGTGCGGTGATAGTACTGGCCGATCTTGCCCACCGGCGAGGTGTGGTAGTTTGACCATGTGTGGCCGCCGTCGTCGCTCCAGCGCAGCATGACCTCGGGGTCGCTGCCTTGGCCCAGGTTCAGGCCGACGCCAGTTTCCAAGTCGATCTGGAGGCTGTGGTGCGTGGTGCGGCGCAGGTTGTTCTGGCCGCTGGGCAGCGCCCGCCATGTACGCAACCACTTCTGAATCTGGCCGTTGTCGGCGTACGTTTCCATGTCGAAGGCGTACAGGTTGCCGTTCTCGTAGTCGCCCACGATGATCTTGTTGTTGAACGACATCTGGCAGTTGCTGCGGTGCCGGGTAAACGAGCCGTTGGAGAACCCAGCCCGCTCATGCCATGCCTGCGTGGCAACGTCGTACACCCAAGTCGTGTTGGCGCTCGGGAAGATCAGCACGTAGAAGCTGTGGCCGTCTTGCTGGTAGGTGTACGCCAGCGCATCGCTGATGTCGCCGTACTGCTGGATGTGCCACTCGACGGCGTGGGTGCTGATGCGCTGGCCGGTGTAGCCGTTGGCCCGGTAAACGATCCCCCGGCCACGGGCGTCAGCGCCCAGCCAGAAGATGCCGTTGTCCATCTTGGCGAGGGTGTAGGCCGAGATACAGCCGATCTCGTTGAACGCGCCCTGGATGCGCTGGAGCGGGAAGTCTTGGGTGCCTGCGTCGTACCAGACCTCGACCGAGTTGGTGCCAAACACCCACACCTCGCGGTGGTCGATGATTAGGCCGACCACGCCGTCAGGCGAGCCTTCGGCGCTGGCAAAGTCCAGCGGGTCCACCGACAAGCCGTCGAGCAGGCTGGTGATCCAGATTTTCTGGCTGTTCGGCTCGTTGAAGACGAAATAGCCGTCCAGAAAGCCGACCGACACCGCGCCAGGAAAGTCCGGGTCGGTGATCTGCGAGAAGACGTTCGTCGTGTTGTTGTAGATGTAGCTCGGGCCGTTGGCCGCGATGAACAACTGGGTGCCGTTGTCGGCCATGCTGACCGGGCCGCTACCGGCGATGGTGCCCAGCAGCGTGGCGCTGTAGCTGGTGTTGACCTTGTACAGGCTGTTGCCCGAGACAACGAAGGCGTCGCTGGCGTTGTTGGAGAACGCCCAGACGCCCCGGATCGGCCCGACGCCAACGCTGGCGAGGAACTGCAAGCCTGGGCACCGCTGGAGGTACGCAGGCTCCTTGCCGCCCTCGGGCACGATCTCGGGGTAGAGATTGACCATGCGGGCGTCGGCAGCGTTGACGCTGCGGGCCACGTAGGTCGAGCCAAGGATCGGCGTCTTCATCAGTAGTTACCCGCATAGATGTTGTACCGCTGGCGCGTGGCGATCAGCGAGTACGGCATCGACATCACATCGTCCGGGTTGTTGATGCGCTTCAAGTTGCGCTTGCTGGTCATGGCGATGCGCTGCACTTGGGGCGACGGCTCGACGCCGAACTCAGGCGCGAACTCGCAGGCCAAGTTGTAGGTGAACGCCCGCAGGTAGCCCGGTGGGAACAGCAAGTTGGTTGCCAGCGTCGCAGGCTGACTGATCTCCTGCACACTGATGAAGTGGAACTCCAGCAGGCGCGTGGGGCGCGGGTACAGGTTGATCGTGAAGTCCGGGTACGTGTTGTTGACGAACATGACCTGGGGGTAGGTCGATGTCACCGTCTTGACCGCGATGCCGTCGTACTGCTGCTGATTGATCAGCTTGATGCCGTAGGACACGCCCGTGCCGGGGTCTTTGAAATACGTGGCGTCGTCAACCAGAATGGGCCGCACAGCCGTGCCGTTCAGGCGCACCAAGGAGCCTGTAGGGCCAAGGGTTTCTTCGATGGAGCCGACCGGCCAGTTGACGATCTGGTCAATGGTGCAGAAAACAGACAGCCGCTCGGTATTCCACGAGTCGATCATCTGATTGAGAGCCATCAAGGCGTCTTGCGACACCGATGCCGACGGCGTTTCTCCCTCGGCCAGCACACCCAGCAGCCGCAGCGCCCGGTTGATCTGATCGCCTGCGGTGTAGGTCGCCATGTCACTCTCCTTCGTCGGCTACTTCTTCGGCCTTCTTGCGCCGCCCGCGTCGGACAACAGGGTCTACAGGCGCTTCTTCGGCGTCTGGATTGTATCTCGACCAGCCGTTTTGAACATCAAAATCAGCCTCAATGTCCATCGTCGCAACCTTGGCGCCGTGGACCGGGTGGGTGAGGTAAATTGCTGCCATAGGTGCAGAAGCGGGGACCGAAGTCCCCACTTGATCAGCCGATGACCCAGTTCGTGCCGTTGCAGAAAACGGGCACGATGTTGGAGCCGCCACCAGCGACGGTAGCACCAGCGTTACCAGAGTACGCGGCGTTCGAGTTGCTCACAGCAGCCCGAGTCCCGGCCAGAGCGGCAGAGGCGGGCGGCAGTTGGGCAACCGTGTACAGCGTGAACTGCGCGTCGTCCAGAAGCGGATCAGCGTATGCAACACCAACAGGTTTAGTGTTCGACATGATGGTTCCTTTCAATCGAGGGGGCCGAAGCCCCCTCTTGGTTCTTAGGACACGCGGTAGATCGTGTACGCTGCGTCGCCGGTCTTGCGGAAACGGAACGTGCCAGAGGTGTTGCTGGTTTTGGTCAGCGCATCCTGAATCACGTCGTTACCGACCAGGGTGTTACCCGCGCCAGCAGTGAAGGTCACGTCGTTTGCTGCGTTGTCACCGATGTTGATGAACGAGCAGTCAAAGGTCGAACCAACCTTGAGGCTGGGGAATGCAGCGTCGATCAGCGCACCAGTGGGGAACACATAGGTGCCCGCGTCAGTGCCGCCCGAGTCCATCGTGCAAACACCGGCAGCCAGATTGGCAGCGGTGATGGTGACGGATGCGCCGGTCAGCGCAACAGGGGTGCTGGTGTTGGAGAAGCTGATTTCGCCAAGGTTGCCATCGCCGACTTGATAGCCGCCTGCGCCATTAGGGAGAGCCATGATAATTTCCTTTCAAGAGAGTTACGAATTGAAGCCCCCGAAGGGGCATCAAAATCAGCCCCACATCCGAACCGCCATTTGGGGACGGATGGTGCTGTAGCCGTACAGAACGTCGATACGGCAGGGCATACGGTCGTTGTTGATGTCGTACTGACGAACAACGCGCAGGCTGATGCCGTTATGGACAGCGCGAGCGGCCATGTCCACGCCTTGGGGCAGGAGCAGGTCGGCGGTAGCGAAGGTGATCGCGTCCTTGTGGTACACCAAGTTCTGAGCGTACTGGCTCGAAGCAGCACCCACGAACACGACAGCCTTGCCGTTGGCGGGCAGGGAAGTCATGGTCGCCAGGGCGTGGCTGGCCGAGTACATCGGAGCAACAGTCACAGTGGCGGTCGTGGTGTTGGTCGAGGAGGCCAGAGCCACGAACTGGAACAGCGAGCCGGTGGACTCACGGGTCTGCGGGTTCACAGCGTACACATCGGCGATGGTGAACACGTCACCCACAGCGATGGTTTCGCCAGAGCCAACAGTCAGCGTCAGGGTAGCAGCGCCCTCGGAGGTCACAGCAGCGCCGGTGGTAGCGCCAGTGGCGGCGCGGGTGCCGGTGGTGTGCTGCTTGATCGACTGAGACATGTTGATCTCGTCGAAGCCCAACACGCCCATGCCCATCATGCCGTTCTTGAACTGCTTGCTGATGGTGTCGGTCGGGTTGAACAGACCTTTCATGCCCTCGACCAGACCAGCGTTGGCAGCCGGGTTGACGGTGGCGTAGCGCGGCGACATCACAGCAGCGTTCTCGTTGAGTTTCTGCTGGGCTTGCAGCAGAACCAGCGAGGTCGCGGGCGTGGTGCCAGGGGTGCCGACAGAGTTGCCGATACTCTTGTATGCGTTGGCAACGTCAGCGTCGATGCTGGAGGCCAACTGGCTGATACGAGGCTTCAGAACACGCTCTGCGAAGTCGTCCAACTGCATGGTCAGTTCGGCAGAGGTGAAGTTCACGCCGATGTGCTTCTGCGAAGCAACAGTCAGGGTGGTGAACTGCTCGTTGTCGTCCTGAACTTGCAGGGCGGCGCCGTCGGTCACCAGAGCGCGGTCGGGCAGACGGATACGCAGGGTCGAACCGATCTTGGCACCTTCAACAGCGAAGCTGTCGTCGTACTGACGGTTCACGTTACGGGTGAGCACCAGGTTGTTCTCCAAAATTTCGAGAGCCTTCCTCGTGATCATGTCGATTGTAAGAATCGAATTCGCCATTTTGCATTCCTTTCAAAAGTCAGTTAGAATCAAGATTCCTTAGCCACCGTGAGGTACAACATGATCAGCATCCAAGTAGACGGTATCGAATATCGATTTTTTGACCACCTGTACGCTGTTTCGCGCTGCGGAAAAGCTCTCAGAAAGCTCCAACCATACACGCCGACAACCCACAACAAGGGCTATCTCGTGCTGGGCCGCCAGAGGCTCATGCACCGAGTTGTGGCTGCTTGCTGGCTGGAGGGCTTTGACCCTCTTAAGCAAGTTCACCACATCAACGGCGACAAGACTGACAACCGCATTGAAAATCTTGAATGCCTTACCGCGCAAGAGCATCACGGGGAGCGCCATGCAGATTTGCATGGGCACTACACCCGTACGCCCGAGACGCGAGAAAAGATTCGTCAAGCGCGGTTGGGTAGCGTTACGTCCGAGGAGACGAAAGCCAAACAACGGGCTGCTTTGTTGGGCCGCAAGCGCCCCTACATCAAGCGAGCCGCGCACAGCGACGAATCTAAACAGGCGCGTAGCCTCACCCACCATCGCAACACTAGGTGCAGCGTGTTTGGGGTTGAGTACCGCTCCTTTGCAGAAGCAGCTTTGGCTACCGGCATTCATAGATTTACGGTTAGAAAACGGTGTCTTTCTGAGAACTTTCCCGACTTCAAAATCTTAACTTAGCGGTTCATTTGCGCTTGCAGCTTCTTCATCTGCCGAGCACGTTCAGCTTCAATCCACTCCGAGGTACTCATGGCCTTCGTCGAGCGAGGGTCGGTCGTATCATAAGACGGGTTGCCACTGGTTCGTGCAGTCACAGGCGAAATCGGTGCAGGCGCAGACGTAGTTGGTTTCGTGGGAGGACTTGCGGCCAGTTTGGCCTCGATCTTCCCGATCTCACGGGCCTGCAAAAGAGGTGACAGACGGGAAATGCGATCAGCTTCCTTCGGGTTCGTTCCCAGCCAGTAGGCAAGGTCTGGACCCATTTCGGACGCCTTGATTGTCTCGGCCATCACATCGGTGACTCGAAGCTGTGGGTTGTAGGCGACTTGCTCGAAGTCGTCATACTTGGCCCTGGCTTCTTCCTCACGTTCGTGGTAAGCCTCCTCAATCGCAGCCTGCTGCTTCTGGAACTCACGCTGTGCGAGCAGTTCTTCGGCCTTTCTGACCGCCAGCGCTTCCGCGTAGGCATCAGGGGACTCAAACTGGTCGATGGGCGGGATTTCCTTGGGCGCTTGCGGTTGTGCAAGTTTGGCCTGCTGCTCACGTTCCCATTTGCGCTGCTCTCTGGCAAGGCGCTTGCTGATCATCGCGTCGATCTCAGCCTGGGTGAATTTCTTCTCCTCGGGCTGCTGCTCGGGTTGACTCTCAGCTACTTCCGGCGCGTTTTGTGCATTCTCCGTGGTGGCCGTCACCTCGGGTGCTGGCGCGGATTCAACTTCCGCTAAGGCTTCTTGGACTTGTTCAGTCATAGGTTACTCGTTAGAGCGCCCGGTCTGCTGGGCCGGTACAGTTCTCAGATTATGCGCTAAGAAGGCGCTTGTCAAGCAGATATGGGGCCAAAGGTTTTCCATGTTCCCGGCGTACCACCAGATACGCACACCCACCCAATAAAGCCGCCCGCAGACGGGGAGTTGTTGAGCATGATGTCCCCCCTGTTAAACGTGCCGCTTACTGGCGCCGCACTTTCATAGGCAACTTGTTTTTTATCCTTCGTCGGCGAATAAAATTCACTTGCTAAAAACAAACGTCCAAATGCTTGACCTTGAGTTTGCGCGACGTTTGTTTGATTTGGTTCCGAAGAACTGAAAATACGCAAATTGCCGCTAGTGGGGAAAGTGTTTTGACCTTGAAATGATGCAGTACCGCCAGTGTCGAGATAGTACGGCGTTCCGGGAACCGATCCTCCCGGAATCGCGTCAACAAAAGTGCAGTCTATAATTTGTGTGCCGAACGCAATCATGAACGCGGCGCCGCTTGTTAAATACGCAGTGCCGGACGCCACGGTCAAAATTGAATTTTTGATTATTGTGTTGCGAAGATCGCCAATGGCAGATTCTTTTGCGTAAAACAAACACGTATCAAAGATAACATTTGCAGAAGAACCGCCAAGATTAGCAAGTCCTGTGGAAACCGATTCAACGTACAAAGTGCCCCAAAAATTACTGTCGTTTGAAAAAACACAGTTGTTGAATTTTGCGGCATTTTGACGAAGTGTCGGGTCTGTAGTTCCGTAAGCGTTTGTAATTGCACCAAGGAAACTGCAGTCGGTAAACACCATTCCGGGCTTATTCGGCCACGCTGAATAGTTGGTTCGGCCAAGCATGGTGCAGCGCGTAAAAGTACAGTTCGCACCGTCGCCAGATTCTGCCAGCATTCCTGGGCCTACGTTGTTTACCATCTCACAGTTGATAAACGTCCCATTACGGCAAACTGAACTTTCAGCTTCAATGTCCAAACCAGAACTAGGTGCAGATGTAAAAACGGCTCGCCCGGTTTCACTAAATTGACAACCAATTGCCGTCAAATTAGTACCACCAACCCACGACAGCCCCTGCCTTGCGTTGTATGTTGAACGAACATTTACAAGTGTATGGGGGTATTCTGGCGACGTAACTGTTAATCCGTCATAGCCAATAATTACGCCATCTAAACAATGGTGGTGCGTATACACATTTTCCACCAAAAGATTGGCGTTTCCATACGCATATATGCCGTTGGCGGCGCATTGCCTGCCGGTGTCGCCCCAAAATCCACCAAGTGTGGCTGCGGAGATGTTCCCGTCTAATTCAAGATTACGCACTTCAGCGCCGCCTGAATTGTTAACCAATTCAATCATGCCCCAATAGGAGTTGGCGCGATAATCGTAATTAAGAAATGGTAGAGAGCCAGGGTTATACACCGCACCCGTTACGGGGTCAAATGACCCAAATTTAAGTCCTGCTGCGGCCTTCAGCACAGCACCGTTGCCTTCAATTACAACAGGTTTGGTGCAGTTTTGAATTTTGATTATGTCTGCCGCCAAGTAAGAATACCCAAGGCCGGTAGCGCCAGCAAAAGTTTGCTTACCCACAACATAAACACCGGGAGGAATAGTCAATGTCCCGCCCCCGGCAGAGTTAATTGCAGCCGCAGCGGCAGCAAACGCGTCTGTATCGTTTGCAACTCCGTCGCCAATGGCGCCGTAATCTAAAACATTGACGGACGCACCATCAATCATCGAATAGGTTACTTTTGTCAGCGCCATTTTATTTTCCTTAGATCATGTATTCGCCAGAATAGATCATCACTACATTGCCACCAGTTGGCAAATCTGTAATCAACACACCAGTGCTCGAAACACCGGAACCTGATGCGTTAACAAGCAAGAAGTTGGTGCCAGGGTCGGGGTAAGGCGTGAGTTGCGTATATCCTACCTTTGTAATGCCGGAAAACCACAAAGACAGTACTGGGTAATTAGCGGCGGTGCCGTTTGAATTAAACGGCAAACCACTTAAACGCACTCCACCACTAGCCGTGGTGTGAGTAAATGCACTCGTAACTATGGTGGCGTTAATGATTACGCGATTGCCAATCCGCGTGTATCGGCCAAGTTGTATGCTGTAACTAACGCTCAAATTGCCAACCGTTGAGCAAGTAAGCGTAGGTGTAAACGTCCCTTCCTCATACCAGTTCAGCAACTGGCTTGTCATGCCCGCTGCGGAAGTGTTGGCGGTAAAGTTGACGCCTTTGGCTGCGGTGCCTTGGATCAGGTTGCCTGTACCGAGCGTCTGGTCACCAGTGAACGATTGCGCTGCGTCGGTGCGGGCCGCAGTAAAGTTGGCGTTGGGTGTTGTCATTGTGCGAGTTGTCCCCGCCCCCGGCCCTGCAATTTGCAAAATACCAGTGGTGGCGTTTGACCGCACGTTTTTGACCGTCAAATCATCAGTCGCAACTTTTTTGGTGCTGCTTGACTGCACAATCGGCAGAACTTCGGTGCCTGCAAGCGGAAGTGTTGCCGAAGTAAGCTGAGAAATTTTAAGGTCGGCCATGTGTTACCTCGTCAGTTGTACAGCACTTCAATCGACGATGTTGTCGGAGGTGCTTGAGAAAATGTAAGTGAAGTGCCAACAACCGTGTAGGTATTTTTCTGTTGGTACACGCCGTTAATGTAAATGTCCGTAGAATTTTCACTGTACGGCGCAGCCGCCAACGTAAACACGGTTTGCGACCCAGTGCCAGTAAAATTTTCCGGAATTTGTTCGCTTGCGCCGTTGCCGCGAATATTGTCGTAAGTGGCAATAAGCACGTTGGTGCTGGTGTACAACGCAAACTTGTACGATGCAAATGTCAACCAAATTTCGCCGCTAGGCACCCGTCCAGCCGAGTCCAAAACAATTGGATTGGTGTGCGCTACATTTCCAGCAGACGTGGTGTAGCTGGCCTGGGGCGTTGTGGTGCCAGCGGCATAGGTGTACAACTTGCCGCCAGCCAACGGTACGCCATTGTTGTCAAAAAACTGCCAGCCAGCGCCACCGATTGGAGAAAGATAGACGGCCATTTAGGTCACTCCAAAAGAATCAAACCACCGTCCTCTTGGACGAGGTTGTCGCCGTTTTCGCAAAGAAGGTTGCTTTGGGCTTGCTCATCAGCGCGGCCCGAAAACAACGAAACAATGCCACCAAGGCCAATGGCAACCGCGTTGCGAAGATCAGGGCCGAAGAAGCTCATTGCTTGTTGATGGGTTTGCAGTACGCAGTGCCGTCGGTGCTACCGATCCGCAGCACACTGACGCGCCAGGGGGCGCCGGTCGTGTTGAGCGGCACCACAAACGGGATCGGGGTGAAAGGAGGGATCGGAGTGCTGGCGCTGGTAGCCGTGGCCCCAACGCCCACCTCGACGTAGCAGGCTTGATCGCACCAGACCAACACGCCCTGCGGGCCGGGTGCCCAAGCAGTCGTATTGCCAGCGGTAGCGCCTGCCGTTGCGGTGTAAGCGGGAAAATCCGCTTTGCTCATCGGGTTAAGCAGTTCCATGTTGGCTCCTTATGCCAAAAATTTCAGTTTGTAGAGTGTACTGAGGTACTGCCCCACGATTTCATCAATGATATTTTGCAACGGGGTGTCGGACTTGTCCACTACGTCGTAGCGCATCTTTTCGATGTCGGACAGCGAGTCCTCAAGGAACTCGATCACGTTGCCGGTCTTTTTGGCGCTCATCAGGCTGATGGGACCGATCAGACCGTGCCTGCCTTGGTAGGCTTCGGCAAACTTGTCGGCCAACTCAACGATGTTGTCATAGAACTCGTTGAGCGCCATGTGCTTGGAAAAACTGCGCGTGTTCAGGTGGACCGAGTGGGTGACATCTCGGGCCAGAAACAGTGTGCCTACGAAATCACAGCATTTCATTTGGTGCCTCATTCATCTGGGGTGGCATCTCAGGCTGCATCTCAGGCATCTCACGGGCCTCGCTTGGAGATACCAACTCGTTGCTCTCCATCGCCGCAGCCACCACGCCCATCGCAATGTCTTGGATTTGCTGCTCGGTCATGCCAGCCTGAACCGCAGCAATCCGCTTGGTTTCAGCATTGTAAGCGTCAACGTCAGCCTTGAATTCCTTGATCTGGAGATCGCGGGCCTCCATCGACTGCTGCACGTTCTGGAGCATCCCGGCCATCTGCTGCATCTCGGCGTTCATTGCCTCGATCTGCTGCTTGGCCGCTGCCAGCGCCGGGTTGTCCTCGTCGTCGCCAATGATCGCTGGGTCGATGACCTTGGCAAAGCGTTGCGCCATCTCTTGGGCACCCGGCCAGTCCATGTTCTTGATGAACAGGTCGCCTGCGACTTTCCACAAGTCCGGGTTGCCTTGCAGCAACTGAGCCATTGCCTCCAACGACTCCTGACGCTTGGTCTGAAAGCCTGGGCCGGTGATGACGCGCACATCGTACTTGCCGACGCCGGGGTTGTAGACCTTCTCGATCACGATGCCCTGCTCGTTGCGGATCTTTTTGACCGGCTCCTGCTGCATCGGGTTGATCTTGACCATGCCCGACTCGCCGTCTTCTTGGATGATCCTGGCGATGCGCTCGGTGTCGTAAATTTTGGGGATCAGATCGACCAACTGCCGCCCGACGTAGCGGATCATGCGGCCAAAGTTGTCCACGTAGTGGTAGGTGCCGGTGTCCGACTCCTTCTGCCGAGCCAGAATGGCCTTGCCACTGCGCTCGTTGGACGTTTGGCCCAACGAAGCGTTGTACTGCCCGGTGACGCTCTTGATGTCGTCAGCAGCGCCCATTTTGGCCTGAATCAAGCCGGTCTGGGGCAGGGGCGGGGCAGCCCGCTGGGGCAGCGGCAAAACGGCGCCAGCGCCGTCTGTAACGTCTGGGTTGACCTCCAGATACGGCCAGTTCTGGGTGTTTGCAGTCTTCCACTGCATCTCGTAACCCTCGAACTGCCCACCGTAGCCGATGAACGGCGCCTTGGGGGCCAAAGCCAGCATCTCAGCTTCTTGGCTCGTCCAGTAGTTGTACATGCGCTGCGCGTCTTTGGCGTTACGCACCAGACCGCTGACGTACAGACGACCCTCGACCTCGAACTCGTTGCCCACGCAGCGGATCACCGGGATGTGCGAGCCTGCCCAGTCAGCCCGCTCCAGCACCTCGTAGCCGTTGATCTTGAGCCATTTGACCTTCTTGCGGTCAGACTGACGCGAGCGCAGGGGCTTGCCAAACTGCATCCGCAGCATCTTGTCCTCGGGCGAGCCTTGGAACGCGGTCAGGTTGCCGGGGTACAGATTCAGCGTTTCTTTGGTGTTCTCGATGTAGAAGTACTCGGCGATCCGCACCGTGTTCTCGTTCATCCACTGGCTGAAACCCTGGTCGCCGACGCCCAGCGTCTGCAAGGTGCTCAGAGGCGAGGCGTTGGGGAACTGGCGCTCGTACTCGTCACGCGGGATGTCCTCGGTGATGAAACACCAGCGGGCGTCCGAGCCGCACGGGTCTTGGATCAGCGGGTCCATGTAGACGCTGAAGCTGTTCCTGATGCGCCCGATCTTGATGTCTTGATTGAACGTGTCTGCGTCGCAGTATTCGGTCAGGATACGGACGTAGCCCTCGCCGTAGGCGACTTGGTTCTCACAGGCGGTGTCGTAGGCTACGTCGGCGTCGGAGATGTACTCGATGTGCCGGATCATGCCGTTGAAAATCTCGGCGACCTCGACATCGGCTTGGTCGTTGACCGGGATGACCTTGGGCTGCGGGCGGTTCAGGCGCTGCTCGTTGGTGACCTGATGAACGTGCTGGGGCAGCTTGTTGATGGTCAGGCACGGTCGAGCGTTGATCGTCTGACCCTGCACCGCGCCACGGGTTGCCAGCACATCGGCGGGCCATTGCCAGTGATTGTCGGGCGAGCCAGCGTAGAACCGCAGGTCGTCAAGTTCGTCTTCACGCGACTCCGACAGCGCGGAGATCGCCATATCCAGGCGGCTGCGAGCGGTCGAGAGGACATCGGCGTCGCTCTTGTCCTTGGCCGAGCCGCCCTCGCTGACTGCGCCAGCGGCAACAACGCCTGAATAGTCTTGCGGCATGGCTTATTTGATCTTGCTCAGAACCTTGGCAACCGTCGCCTTGACGTTGGTGCCGCTGGGGATGCTACCGTGGCAGCCCATACCCGGCATCTTGGAGTATGTCTTCTTGTTGCGGTCGGGCATCCCGCCGCCGGACATCTTCGGCTCGCGGGCGTTGAGTTTGCTGATGGGTTCGAGGTGTTTGCTCATTTTTTGCCTTTCGGGGCAGCAGCGGCCCGTTTAACCGAATACGCGATGGCGACAGCCTGCTTGACGGGCTTGCCTGCCTTGACTTCCGCTTTGATGTTCTTGCGGAACGCCTCTTTGCTGGGGGATTTGACGAGTGGCATCACTTGCCTTTCTTGGCCGTCTTGGCCGACTGCACAAAGTCTTGTTTGGTCGGCGCACCTTTGGTGCCGGGTTTTCGCATCTTCTCGCCCGAGCCTTCTTTGATGCGCTCGCGCTTGGCGTGGATGTTAGCGTAGAGTCCGGGCTTTTTCATGTTAGCACTTCCAGCGTTTGAGGGATGCTTTGGCCCGCTCGGCGTCGCCCTTGGCGTTCTTGACAACACCCTCCATGCGGGCGCAGAACGAGGCTTTGCGGCCAGCGTCGGCCTTGGTCTTGGGGTTTGGGGCAGGGGGCTTGAGGTTGGAGCCGGTGGCGGCGTTGTACTTCTCGCGGCCTTTGGCAGTCAGGCCCGCGCCCTTGCTGACGGGCAGCTTCTCGCCCCGTCCAACGCTTAGAGACACGCCTTTTTTCGCCATTTAAGCCCCCATCCAAGAGGTTGAAATGCCCTGCATCCCCATTGGACGACGGACATCGGTACGCGAATTGTACTCCCGATGGGCCACGGGGAACGCAAAAGTGACGGCCAGGGCGTCTGCCGCGTCGGGCGATGACAATCCGCGAGCCTTCATTTCCTTCTTCCCCTCCAAGAATATGGTCCCAGCCGAGTTGGGCTTCTTCATGGGGCCGGTCAGGTCAGTTTTTAACTGTCTGTCCTGGGGAAGTGCCGCCGTTTTCAGCCACTCCCGCATCGCGCCCCACATCTCGGCCCGCTTGTTGCCCCACATTACCGGGTTCTTGGCCTTCCAGCCAAAGTTGACCCCACGGACTTTGTACCGCTGCTCGGTCAATCTGTCAAGTATTCCGTACCCAAGCCCGCCCTCGTCGATGACGGTCAGGGTCGGCTTGAACTCCTCGATCATGTCGATGACGTTACCCACTGTGGTCATGGTGTCGTCGCCCTTGAACCGCCGTATCGCCACAATGTCACGCCCCTGGCGCACCACCATGACGGTCGAGTCCATGCCGCCCCTGGCTGGGTCAATGCCCAAGACGATGGGTGCTGTCATGTCCTTGTGCTTGGGCCGCTTCATGGCGTCATCGACCACTGACGGCATGATGAACTGGTCATCGCCGCTCTTAGGAAAGTCGCCGTAGACCTCGACTCTAGCCTCGTCGGAGTCCTCACCGTACTCGGCGATGATCTGCTCGTAGATCGACTTGTCGGTGCCCTCGACGGTCCTGGCGTCGATCTTTTTACTTCTCCAGAAGTCCCGCTTACTGCCGTCCACGGCCTCGTAGAAGTACCCGGTGTTGCGCCGACCGTTGGAGAACGCGAGCCAGTACCGATCCAAGATGTTCTCGGTAAAGAAGCCCGCCGCCACGGACCAGATGCTGTCTGGGATACCGCTGGCCTCGTCGAAGATGACCATCATGCCGTCCATATTGTGGACACCGGCGTAGGCGTCTGGGTTCTCCTCGGACCAGAGCTTACCCTCGGCGCCCCAGTACCGGGTGCCCTTCTTGAGATCACGCTCAACGAGGTCAGTCAGCCACGCAGCGGGGGCCAGCTTGGTAGCCGACGGCTCCCACCAGTGAGCGTTGATGCTCATGGTGGCCCACTTAGTCAACTCACCCCAGGTGACCGTCCTTAACTGTGTCTCGCTGTTAGCGCTCACCACGACAGACGATCCGATCCGAGTGCTCAGCATCCACAGGATCAGCCACGACACCAGGGCAGACTTACCCACACCCCGGCCAGACGACACCGCGTGGCGCATGGCGTCGATCATCTCCTGCCCGCTCATGCGCCCCCGGTTGGTCTTGATGAAGTCGGCAATCTCGCGCAGCACCTCGCGCTGCCACTTCCTCGGTCCCTTGAACCGTTCGAGGGGTGTGTTCTTCTGCCCCCAAGGGAACGCGAACAGGACGAATGTCTCCGGGTTGTCTGCGATCTGCGGGGACCACAACTGCGTCATGAGCAGTTGCTCCTCCTCGGGTGAATATCGTAGGCGCTGCATCAGTCAAACCACAGGTCAATAACCCAACGGGTAGCGATCAAAACGACCACGCCCCAAAAGATAGTGATCATCAGTCATTCTCCAATCGAGGGGTTACATCCACCACTTCAGCCTCAACGATCCGCATCTGGGCCTGGGCCAACGCCTCAGTGATCGAGATAGACCCCGCCACCTCGACCTGCTTGACCTCGCCGTAGCGCTTCTTGTTCCACGCGCCCATGAGCCACTTGCGAGTGTCGATCTT